CATCAAAACAACCATTTATCCAAATCTTTTTCATTACAAAAACTTTTCTAATTCTTTAATTACCATTTCCGATGTAATTGATTTTGTACATTCAAATTGTCTTTCAGTACCTTTATGGTCCGGGCACCAATTCCAATCTCCAGCATTTAATCGTAATCTATTAAAACAACCTTCACATTTTCCTTTTGGTGCAGTAATTCTAATACAATCTTGCATCTCCGCCCAATCATAGGAAAATCCACTTACTAATACAGTAGGCACATCCAAAGACCAACTTAACCAGCTTAAACCACTACCAATACCAATAAATGCTTTTGATTTTTTTAATTCATCCATCACCAATTCAATAGGTCCATTTGGGTGATGTACAATTCCTTTTGGTAATTTGTTACCCATATAATCATCACCTTCTTTTGATACTAATTTTACTGTATATCCTTTGTTGTTTAACCAATCTACTACATCTTGCCAACCAGTTGGGTTATTCCAAAATTTAGATTGTGCTGTTCCGAATACTCCAATACATACTTGCTTTATTTTTTCCAAAGGTGGATTTTTTCTTTGCAAGTTTGGTTTTATTTCTTTGTATTGTAATCCCAATATATCAGAACACATTTTTTGGAGTGTTACTGTCTTTGGGTCAATTGGATTTTTAAATAAATTTATAGAATCATCTTCATTATAAAATAACCCAATACAATACATAGCATATAAACCATCTGCAGTATCACCGGGTTTTATAAATTCTATGTTAGGATATTCCGTTGAAAAAAAATCATTCATAAAAGTTGATGCAACCAATTTACAATTATGTTTTTTTCTAAATTCTTCTAAATACGGAAACCAAGCTAATGTATCTCCCAATGCTCTAGAATCCAATGCTACATAAACTTTTTTACCTTTTGGTTCGTAATTATATTCTGCCCAATGTTTTCCATTTTCATAAATTATAATTTTCCAATCTACAAAATATTCTATACTACATTTACACCAACAATTATTTCCTATTGTTGATTTAAATAAAACTTTGTCATTCTTTCTATCTACAAACTCAACGGTATATTCCGCCTTTTTTTGTCCTTTAATTTCAACAAAAGGACCTTTTACAAAATGATAATGAACTTTGTTTTCTATATCAATTTTATTATTTTTATTTTTTACCAAATTATCGTATATCATTAACTCCAAGTTTTAACTGTTAAATCCAATAGGGAAAATCCTTCGGCTTGTTTACTATAAACTTTGTTTGTAGTGTATCTTGGTTTGGGGTGATTATAAAATACATGATTGAACCAAAGGTCACCAACATCCCAACCACAATCAACAATCCTATCTAACCACCATCCCTTAGTTCTATTTGGTATTAAATACGCATGTGCAAGGTCTTGATTAAATGCTGTTTTTGAAAATAGTTCATCTATTTTTTCTTTACCTCTTGATGGGTTATCCGCTAATGATATATAATACACATCATGTAGTTCTGAAATAAAGCAAGCTCTATGTACTATCTCAACAAATTCTTCCAATCCAGTATAGATAAATGCATCAGCTTCAAATATTAAAGTGTAATCAAAGTTTTTGGTATCGATTGTTTCCAATGCTCCTCTATGTGCTAAATAACAACCATAGTGTCTACCAGTCATCCAACCCAACCCAGCACCAGGGTATAATTCACCGGGCTTATTATCTTTACTTATATGTTCCGGCCTTCTACAATTTTCAGCAGGTGCCAATCCTTCATATACTTCATTTACAATTGGCTGATATACCATTCCGTATTTTTCCAATTGCTTAATAGATTGAATACTAACCATTTCTCTCATATCATCAGGTCTAGTCAATAAATGCTTTATTTGAATACGTGGCTTCTTACGAATAAATGAACGATTGCCTCTATTAATCTGACCATAAAAATATTCGTTTGATGCTCTAGTAACTCCTTCAAATACACCATAATCATCGCCTGTTATATATCCGCCTGGTTTAATTTTATTATACCAAACTTTCAAATCATCCATAAGGGCTTCGTATGAATGCCCAGCATCTAACATTATAAAATCTATACTGCAATTAGTGAATTGGTTTGCTGCGTTTTTTGATGTATCTTTTATTATATCAAATGTACCATAGTTTTTTGATAATGTGGTATTATCTATAAATTCATAAAATATATCACCAGTAAAACTATTTACTATTGTTTGATGTAATTCCTCATCATCAGTTCCTTTAAAAGTATCAATGGTTGTAAAATTTATTTTCTTATCAGATTCTCTTATTTTACTTGCTAAATAATTTGTGGATTTTCCAAACCAAGCTCCAACTTCAACTACATTTGCATTTTCTGGTACTTTCTCAACCAATTCATCGTACAAATCAGTATAAGAAAACCAACCAGGTATTTCATTGAATTCAGGTTGTAATTTTTCTAATATAATTCGTTTGGTTAGTTTTAAATCATCATCAATATAACTAACCAATTCATTTGTATCGTATGTATCTAAATAAGTGTGCAATTTTCGGAATAAAGATGGCATCTTATATGAAAGTGCCTCCTTAACTGATAATGGGTTTAATTCTAATTTAGATGAAAAGTAAAACAAATCACATGCTGCATAGAAAGTATCTACATCATCACGTTCTCCCCAAACTATACAATTATCGGGCTTATATTGCATAAGTGGTTTCCAATAATCCTCATAGTTCATAGCTTGATTTCCTACAAAGTGAAATTTTACTTTGTATTTTTCTAACTGCCTTGCTATTTGAAATATTTCAGCTTGGTTTTTGCCAGGTGAAAATAAACCAACATTAAGTACATGCTTCCAAGTTGGGTCTAATCCTAATTCTTTTTGTCTAGCTTCTTTATCGAAAGTGTATTCTTCGATGGGATATTCCCATATATCTAAATCAATTCCTAAATTAGCTTCTTCAAATCGTTTCTTACTCCATTCCGAAACTAAAACATATTTGTCTGGTTGGTATCGTATTTCGTTTGGATTTGTAAAAGAACCATGTGTTGTTACTACTATAAAATAATTTCTAACATCAACAAAGATTTTGTCTAATATATTGGTATCTAAATCAAACTCCGGTATTTCCTGAAAATGTATTATATCAGGATTGAATTGAGTTATTACATCCAATATCTTAGATTTATCCGTATCCAACGTATGTATTGGAACTAATGATTTAATTCTATTTTTTTGAACCACAAACGCGTCACCACCACTATTATTTATTTCAACAACTTCTATTTCAAAATCGTTTATAAAGTGTTTTAATTGTTTGTATGTGTATTGAGGTTGCCCTCCCGTCGAAAGATGGGGGCATACATAAAGTAACTTTTTCTTTGCCATATTGTAACAAATATACGAATTTATTTTTGAATTACCAAATTTATTTTTTTTAGAAAATAACAGTACCCTGTAATAAATCAATCTCCCCATTAGGATATTGCTTTTCTAAATCAGATAATAATGAATTTAGTTGTTTATTCGTATCTTCAAATTCAAATTCCACAACAGATATTAATTTTTCCAATTCTTTTATTTCTAAATGTAATTGACCCGTATTTATAATAAGTTCGTTTTTTTTTGTGTTAAGTTCTTTAAGTTTTTCCACTAAAGAAGATTCCAATTTTTGTATTTGCTTTTCCATATTTTTGTTTGTATATAAATATATAAAAATTTATAAAGAACCACTTATTTGTGCTTCTAATCTTTCTACTTTTTGTGATAATTCCTGCAAAGCTTTCCAAAGTACGAATACTAATTCCCCTTTAGCAATACCAGAAGTCATCCATAATTTATCTCCTTCTGGATTATCAGGGTTATCAAACCAATCATAATCCACAAATTCCTCCAATCCCGCTCCTTCTAATTCTTCCGCAATAACTCCAATTTGTTGAGGTCTATGTTCTTTTTCAGCATCTACTTTCCAATAGAAAGTTCGTATAGGAGTATTATTTACAGCTTCCAATAAAGATGGATGTGTCCAATTTTGAATATCTTCTTTATATCTTCTTGCTGATGTATTTCTACCAAGTTTCCATTGTGATAACGAAAACTCCATATCTCTAATAGTACCACCCAAATCACCCGAACCAGGAATATTTTCCATTCGAACGGTAGGTCTTAGATTACCACCAACATTGTGTGTTGTTAGTGAACCAGGATTTGCACCAGGATTCCAAGACACAGTACCAGTACCCATTTCAATATTGTTACCATTCATAGCAATCTTACCAGTACCACTTGCTATGTTTATAGAAGTTGCACCTGCACCGGTTGTACCACTTAATTGTAATAATGTATTTGCTGTATCACCTGTTAATGTTATAAATCCTTTTCCATCTATAATTGGAATAGATGGATTATCTTCCCTTCTTAATTTTATAAATCTATCAGCAGATGATGCAATTTGAATTCCTTTATTAGTCAATTCAACAATATCGACATTTGCTACTGCGCTTATTGATGGTGTTACCATATATGCACTTACTGCGAATGAATTACCACCACCTCCACCAACAGAGTACTGATACCCTTGTGCTTTTACGAAAGTTTTAAAAGTATATGATGTACTTGCAGCTTCTGGTGCACTAAATTGAAAGTTTCCACTATATCCATAGAATGATGCATAACTATCATCAACTCCACCTACCCAATACTCAGAGTCAACTATTACTTCGGATACTAAAGTTGCTCCATTATAAATTCTATACCCCCAATATATATCTATACTTCCTTCACGATTAAATGCTTGTATTACCGAACCTTGACCAGGCCAAGATACACTTCCATCAGTATATGTACCGGCTACTACACTAAACGATTGTCCGGAACTTTCTTCATCGATGTTAATATAAGTTGAAACAGCAAATGTATCAAAATATGATAATGTTTCGGCTGAAAGAGAAATACTAGAACCACCTAAATCGGTTAATTCTCCAAAATTCACTTTTAGTTTAGTATCACCACTTTCTTTAATTGCAATACCGGGAAGTGATGGGTCAAGGAAAATTCTACTATTACCATCTCTAAGAATATTATTTTCAACTGTCCAACTTCCAATAGAACCACCACTAGCATTAATTACACCAGATATAGTTGCGTTTGTTACGGTTAATCCTTCTGGTCCCAATGAAAACCCAGCCCCAATTAAACTACCCGTACCATTTGTAGATGTCATTGTAATTGCTACACTTCCAGTACCAACAGTTACATTATCTCGGAATATACCGGTTGCTCCAGTTAAATTTCCTTTAAAAAATACATCCCCAGCACTGTTTACACCAAATCCTTTCATTCGTATTGAACTTCCAGCCAAATTAATAAATGTACCGGTATCGGAAAAAATTGGGTCTGTACCAGATACATAGTTTGTAGATTGTATTGCCGTACCAGCAAACATATTTGCTACAATAACACCCGGTCCTATAAATGTGGTAGCATTACCACTATTAATTGCATTAATAGCTGCCATAGCACCTAATGAACCACTAAGAGCATTTACAGCTACCGCCGTATTTGCTGCTGCTATTTGAGTTGCTGTAAATGACCCAGATGCCACCGAACCGCTTACGGCTTGAGATGTTGCCGCATTACCACCGGTTACAGTAATATCACCTGCTATTTCTAAACCACTACCATTCCATTTAAGATAACGATTACCGGCAGTATTTACAATTGAAAATCTTCCCGTTGTACCACTAGCTCCTTGTTCATAAATTCCTAAGAAAATGCCAGGTCTTTCATATCCAATAACCGCTCCACCAGGATTTAATGAAGAACCAGCAGTTCCAGATGTACCAATTGTTGCATTTTGTCCGATAGCAATATATGGGTCAGTTCTACCACCAGCTATTACAATATTTGCAAATGCACCAGTTCCATCTTTTGTACCAACATTGATTGTATTCTTAACATAGGATTCTTCGAATATTGCAATCTTAGCTGCTACAAAGAATTCTTCTTCTCCCAAATATTCCCACCAAGCATTAGTACCATCAACAGTTGGTGCATGGTAATTAACCAATACACCATTATTATCATAAGTTGCTGGACCACTACCACTAATTGCTGCGTAATATTTTACTGTATCTTGCGTTGCTAAATAGGTAACCGCATCTCTACGATTGTTTGTTGTTTCAACTTGTCCAATATAATCAATGTTAGGACTCCACTCACCTCTCATTACAATACCAGGTCCTACTGCTCCTTCAAACTGAACAGATAGTGATTGTGTTTTATATATAGTTTGTCTACCTTCACAATTAATACCATAAACAATTTCAGCAGTTGGGTTATTTTCAGGATCAGACCAAGCTGTAATACCAGGCATTGATGCAGGCGTTCCACTCAATAAACTACCTACTATTAAAGTACCATTATCTAAAGTAATATGAGATGATTTTGATGTAACCTCAACCGTACATTGATATTCGTATGATGAACTACCATACGCATCAATTTGAGCTCCTGTAAATCCAGAAGGTTTATTTGTTAATTCATAATTTCCTCTATATGCTCTTATTATATTTGATGTTGACCCTAATTCAAGCTCACCAGATACTCTATAAACTGCCGATGAATTTTCATTTTGCATCTTAACATCATAAGGAGCAGGTTCGGTAAATTGAACTGCAAAAGATTGAGTTATAAATTGAGTTTGTCTAGTAGGAGGTCTACTTATATTATCCGTTGCTACTTGATTTGAATAACCTTCAAAATCAACTTTATAAACAATTTCACCAGTTTTATTTATAGCCGGCTTATCCCAATAGGTTAAATCAGCCATAGCCGCAGGAGTTGTTGTTACTCTATTGTTTGGTAAAGTAATCCAAGGAGATTTATAAAATATAGATGCAGATGAATATCCCAATATACCAATCAAATTATATAGATAATCATAATCAGTTGGTTGTGGTGCTGGATAATTTCCCGATGTTACATTTATTAATGCACTTGTACCTTTATATGTTGGTAACTTTATTGCAGTTCCGTTTAAATCAGTATCAAATAATTCTGCTTTTATTGATGTACTTTCATTGGTTGCAGATATTTTATAAGAATCTGCCCCAGCTTTAATACCTGCAATTGTAAGTTGTCCTTCTGCTCTATATGGATTTAATACAGATGATGTATAAGGATTTCCATCGGTAATTTTAACTTTCCAAGTTTTATTTTCTTCAGGTCCTGCCGCATCCGTACCAGGTATAAAAAATAACTTTTCGGTTATACCAACTCCTTCATAGTATGGACCATCATATAAGGTTTCAGCCCCATCGGTATCAACAAAGAATAAACTAAACCATGTAGAACCAGTTGTATTAAATGCAGTTGCTTTAAGTTCAACATCACCTTCAGGAGAAACTCTATATCCATCTCTATCATAATTTATAGTGTATGGATTTGCTTTTAATTCTACTGTTCTAGCATTTGGTACTGATACATTCTTTGTAAATGTTTGTGTACGAGTAAAAACAGATGATGTATATTCATGTCCACTTCCTAATGCAAATGGATATACTTGAATTGTATAAAGTGCACTTGCCGAAATATATGGATAATCAAATCTATTAAATGATGCAGTTGCTGATAACGTTCCCAAATTATTTGGTACAGTATTCAATGATGCAGTTCTTATATTCCATATAGAACCACCTCTAGTTTCAATTGAATTTATTTTCCAAGTACCAGGATGTTGAGATGATGTATATATTAAAAAATCATCACCCTCTTTTACCTGCAACGTTGTATTTGTAGGAGAGTATCCTACCGGAGCTACATATCCAACTTCGTTTGCTGTTAAAGTTACATTTGGTGGAGTTATTAGGATTTGAATTGGTGGAGGCCCTTCCAATACTTTTGTATATGGTTGAACCACACTTGCTGTGTAAACTGATGATGTATAATATGGTCTAATTTCCAATGGATATGTAATACTACCACTTAAATTAATGAATCCATAAGATGCACTTATTATTAACGATTCGGTATATGCGTTGTCAAAATAAACCAAACCACCAGTTACATTTGATGAAAATATAGAAGAAGTTGCTATATGGAATGTACCTGGCTTTCTACTTCCAGTAAATGCCAAATATCTAGAACCTTGCTTTAATTTAATATCAGTTATTGTTGGTTTATAATCATTAACAATACCTCTTGAATTTGCTGCTAATGTTACTGCCGCTGGATTTACTTCAAATATAATACTTTCATCTCCCGGTTTACCTTCTGGTACTATTGTGAATAGTTTATCAACTGATACTGATGCTGAAGTCCAAGGTTCAGTATAAACAAAGCTTGTTAATAATTGTTTACTTTGAGATACAGCCAATCCTAATGGATAAGTTGCTGCGTTTCCTCTTGATGGTATTATATTTCCAAATTCATCATAAGCAACAACAGTTATAGTTGGGTCACAACTATGCGTTACATATTGAACCCAATATTCAGGAACAAAATCTTCATTAATTGACATCGATGGATATACTTCAAATGAACAACTTAATGGTGAATCAAATTGACCTCTTTTATAAAATGATGCAGTAGCTGATGCAAATAGTGGAGTAAATTTTGTTTGAGTTCTTGGATTTATTGTAAATGTATCCGCATCATATAAAACAATACCAGCATCTAAACCATCTTGTAAATCAGTAAGAGTTATTGCAGTTAAAATAGATGCGGATGGATTTGATTGTGATACTGGAATCATATATAATGTTCTCTGTCCATCGATTGAATCTCTATTGAATATTGCATTATAATCTATAATACCAGACCCAGTAATACCGGGTTTCAATCCTTTAACCCATCCACTACCACTAGCTTCACTAAGAGTAATATACTTTGAACCAGATTGAACGTGTAATTTTATATTAGAACGTCCAGCCGGTAATCCATTTCTTAAATTTATTTCATTAACCCCATCAATACGAATTGCTTGAACTTCTAAAGATGAAGCAGAATCGGAGTTTCTAATTACAGTTCCATTATAAGGTCTGATTTCGTAATTTACTCCACCTTTACCATCTATAACTCTTGTAATAATAATAGTATCTTCGACACCTTCACATTCTGCGGTATATTCTATAAATTGAACTAAAATTTCTTCTAAACCGGGATCTCTAGAACCAGTAAAATTTTGTACAGTTAAATAAGGTTTATCGGTATTTAAATCATTTAATAAACCAGGAAATTTCCACGATGTAAATGGTGGTGATATTAATGAACTACTTAAAGGAGTTGTAGCCCAATATGAAGTATCATACATTGAAGATGATAATTCGGTATTGAAAAAATCAAATGAGCGTGATGTAAACGTAACCGAACCAGTTAAAAAGTTTTTAACAACATCTATAAAAATAACATTAGGTGGTACAGGATTTCCATTACCAGAACCAGAATCAAATTGAAAATACAAAGATGATGGAATTAATTCCAAACTTTTGTTAATACGATTTAAGTTACCACCATCAAATGTTTTTGATTCTTCAACAACAACAGGTATATAATTGTTGTTTATATCATAAAATTGAAATAAGAAATCAAATGTTTCTTTTGGTAATGTTCTTGGAACTGGTTGTATAAATGATATTTCATTTGGAGAAAATGAACTCTCTTGTGATGCTCTTAAACTTACATCTGATATGTACCAATCATTTCCTTTTACATCAAAATATAATTTAGCATTATTAAATTGTTCTCCTTTAAAATTGGCTGTTATTTGTGATTTTTGTAAAAGAGAGTTATCTTCTGTTACAGTTAATATATTTTGTTGAACCCCTACGTTAGTAGTTGCGTTTCCAAATGTGGATTGTCTAGAACCACTTATGTAAACTGATACATAATCCGCCGTTGATATTGTTTGATTTCCCAATCTTACATTAAATGTAAGTGTATATTCCGTATTTTCGGTTATTTGTAGGGATTTTGATGTAAAAAATTTATTAACACCATTACTATTCAATTTAACAGAATTATATAAATAATTTTGATTAAACGCTGTTGTTAAATTATTTGAAGATGTTATCCAATAATTTTTAAAATTAAATGGGTCAAATGTACCATAGAATTCTTCATTTTTAGTTGTTGATTCTAAATCTTTTAACAACTCATTTGATTCTAATTGAATTTCTTGTATGAATTGATAATCAGCTAAATCGGATTGAGATTTTCTAAATATCTTTACCCTAGCAACATCACCCACAAATGTGGTTAAGTCAGTAATATTAATTTTAGCAAAAGAACCAGTTAAAGCTGTCTTTAAATTATCAATACCCTCTACATAATTAAAAGATGCCGTATATCGTTGATTTGAAAAATCTTGCACAATACCATTTATTGTATATGGATTTGTTACAGTTAAATCAGTTTTACTTATAACATCATCTGCCTGAGATGTGAATCCCAAATCAGTAAATTCAATAGTAGTTCCAACAACAGAACCAGTCCATGCACCACCATCATTTATTTGAATTAAATAATTTGTTGGTAGTGTATAATCGGTAAGTTTTTCACCTTGACCCGGTGTTTGTGCAAATCCATCTACAAAACCTTTTTGAACTATTGGAGTTACTACATTTGAAAATATCGGTTTTACTATCTCATCGATTGTAACTTCAGGTCTTCTATAAAATCTTACCTTGTCTTCGTTTGAAAGTAATCTATTTACTTTAAACTCCTTTTCCCACTTAAGATTATATACATTTTTCCATTCATTTGGTATTTGCTGTAAAACTCCACCTTCATCTAAATAAGTTTTTAATTCACCTAATATTGTTATCTTCGCAGTACCAATTGGGGTATCTTCATAAACATAAACAGCAACCAATTTGGATGTTCCTTCATAATATTCAGGTACACCATTACCTGGTTCATAATATATAGGATTTCCGTTTACATCCAATATTTGAATCTTTATTTCAGTAGATTCCATCAAATGTTCAGACCCTTCAATCAAAAACCCATTTTTACCTCCAGTAAATGTATCCTTAAATTCAGTTACTTTGAAGTATGTTGAATTTGGATTAGTATCTACTAAAAATGTTTGAAATGTAGTTAGATTTTGGGTAAGGTTTTCCGCAAATTTCTTTATTACTGCCATAGTGTGCTTATATTATTCTATGATAAATATTTACATAAATTTTTTATGTTTATAATTATATTAGAATTATAAAGAAAACTAAAGAAACGTTATGAAAAAGTACGCAATGATACAAATTGATGCAGATGTTCATCAATTATTAAAAGAATTTTGTAAAGAGAAAGGATATAAGATAAGTGGATTAATTGAAACCCTAGTAAAAGAAAAAGTGGAGTCCTCAAAGAAGACCCCACTTAAAAATGTATTACCTGTTACTAAAAATTAATCTTAGAGAACCCATCTACTTTTTTGATTTCGATAAGTCCATCTACAATATCTCTCATTTGTTCTAAGTGAGAAATTACCCAAATAAAATCGAATTGAGTTTTAAGATATTGCATCATCATAAATAAAGATGATAGATTATCTGCATCCAATGTTCCAAACCCTTCATCAATTACTAAGAAGTTAGGCCTAGGCAGGTTACAGATGTTAATTAGAGCCACTCTAATCGCTAATCCCGATATGAACTTCTCCATACCACTACACATCTCTAAAGCCCACTCCTGGTCCTCATAAACGATTCTAGCGTTAATGTTCTTTCCATCAGTATCCATAGATATTGAGAAGTCCACCACTTGTCCTAATATGTTGTTCACTTCGTTTTCAATTGCTGGAAGTGCTTTAGATATTAATTCGTAAGGTACTCCATCTTTCTTAACTGCATCTAAGTAGAATGTGTATAGTTGGTTTTTAGTTTCCAATTCCTTAACTTCTTCCATCTTAGCTTTCATATTGTCAATGAATGTTTTTGTGGCACCCACCTCTGACATTAATTTCAGCATAAGTTTGTTTACATCCGATATTTGATTTTCCACACCTTGCTTTAATCTACGAACATTTTGAATTTGAATATCTAATGCCTGATTCTTAGTGATTGTTTCTTCGTTATCATTATATCTAACAATATCAGCATTTACATTTTCTTTTTGAGTTTGTAGTAATTCAATTTTAGAATCTGCATTTCTAATATCACCTTCTAATCGTTCTCTTACAATAATTAATCTTTTATATTCATCAGTCCACTCTTTCCATTTACCAAATTGCTCCTCAACTCCATCCAAATCTTCCAATTGCACTTTAAAAGCATCTAACAATATATTAAGAGTTTCCAATTGATTATTTTGCTCAGCTAATTTTCTTTCCGTTTCTTTTGCATCCTTTACGAATACATTGTTCATACAAAAATTACAATTAGGGTCATACTCATGCTCTGCTAAGTGTGCTAATTTTTCTTTATTAGAATTTATTGATTGTTCTAATAATTGAATCTGATGTTTTGTTTCTCTCAATTGTCCATTAACTAAATTTAGTTCAATTTGAGCTTGCCCAATATCCGTACCATTAATAGTAACCTTAGAATTAATCATTTCTTTAGCTTCCCTAACCAATTCCGTTGCTTCCGTAAGTTTTATGGTTTTATCAAACTTAGTATCTCCCCAAGTTGTTAAATCTTCACCAATTTTTTTAAGTTTACTATTTAATTCATCAATATCTAAGTTACCTTGAATTGGAACTATTTCTTGCGATAGATTTACAATTTGTTCTTCTAAATCTGCTTTACGAGTTTCTAATTCTTTTTTCTCCAAATCCAAGTCCCCATACTCAACCTTCTTCTCATTCAAGTCGTTTTCTTTTTGGGCTAATTCTGTCGTAAAATCAGTACGCTTGAAATTTCTGATAAGAGCGTTCACGTCTTTAATGTCATTCGTTGCAGTTTCATACAGCTTATCAAACATATCCAATCCCATAAATTGAGCAAGGAGGTCTTTCCTTTCGGATTGTGATTTATCAATGAATAGGGCATTGTTTCCTTGCAAACTCAATGCTGTCATTACAAAATCATCATACCTTCCTACATACGTTTCAATGATTTGGTTGGTATCCCTTCTCTCCGTTCCGTTTAGAGATTCCCTTCCACTATCACTATCTCTCCAAAAGTCCACATCTACCTTTACGTTTCTTCCTTTATTAATCGTTCTACCCTCTCTACGGATATGGTACATTACCCCATCAATAGTGAAATCTAATTGGCAATGGAAGTCCTGCTTCCTATTGTTCATAACTGAAGCTGCCTTATACGCTCTACTACATTTGTCAAACAAACAAAATGAGATTGCATCAAATAGACTGGATTTACCCTGTGCGTTTGGTGCGAATAATCCCATCAGTCCGTTTACCTTATCAAACTTAATGATATTATCTTCGCCATAACTGAACATATTAGAGAAGTCAAACTTTACAGGCTTCCAGCTTATATTCCTTTGTAGTTCTGATGGTTGTACTCTACTATTAATGTCACGATTGATTTTCTCTATCCCAGCTAAGTCCTCCTTTGTTACGAATGGCATCATACGTTCCACATACTCCCCTATTAAAGAGTTTTGATGGTTTATATCACTCACACTATCTACCTCCAACCTTGCTTCTCTATCACCTGTCTTTTTAGTTTGGAATGAATCGGTACGAATGATTGTAAAATCTTCCACACCATACTTTGCCGTAATATCTGCCATCATTCTCTTTGTATCAGCAGTATCGGTATTAGTTATCCTCACTCTTAAACGAGGAAACTTCGGCATATCAGTTACATCCGGCACAATACCACCATCAACATCTAAAGTGTAATAACCATAATCGTTTTGTATATCAATTTCTTCGTAAGTCATTGTATCCAAATCCCAAGCTAAGAATCCGTGCTTATCTAAGGTTTCACCGAAGTTTTGTTGTACCAATGAACCAGCATATACCACCTTACATCCGCTTGGTGAAATCATTTCTTGTCTTTTATGTATATCTCCCAATAGTGCTAAATCATATCCATCAAATATATCAGTTGTAAAGTGTCTACTACTAACTACATATCCTACATCGGTTGTAGAGTTATCAACAGGTCCGTGAAATAGTGCAATCTTCTTATTACCAAATAGAGTATCAGCTTTAGGCCAATTATCTTTATTATCGAATATACTGAATACTGCAAAATCAACTCCACCAATCCCATACACTTGTGTATCTCTTAAATAATGTAGATTTGGTAACTTTAATGCATCTACAATTGGAGTAAGTACATCCATCCTATCCGCATTGTTCATATTACAATCATGATTACCAGCAATTACAATAGTGGTACACAATTTGTTACATTCGGTAAATAACCAACTAATCTCACTCACCAATTCAGGACTCATTTCCAATTTGGCATGTGCAATATCTCCAGCTAAATAAATAATAGCATCATCAGTTCCTCTTTTCTTAATCTCATCAAACATAGCATAGAATACTTCTCTAAACTCTTTGTGTCTTTTGATGTTACGGATGTGTATATCCGCAATGTGATAAATCGTTTTTAATCTATTCATATATTATTTAGTTTTGAAAGTACTAAATCATCCCATCCGGTTTCTTTAGCACCTTTCAATAGTTCGTTTACTTTTTCAAATCCCATTTCACCAGCATCTTTATCGGTTGGTATAATATTCTTTACTCTAATCCCATTTTTCTGAAACCATTCGGTATGTTTAGTGGAATCATCAACTGCATCCGAATCTAACATAATTGTTACATCCTTAACACCATTCTCCATAATTTTGTTTTTCAATTTACTAAGTAAGAATTTACCTAGCAACGGAATTACATTTCTCTTTACTGAAAATGAGTCAAATACACCCTCAACTAATGTGATAGGTTCTTTCCAATTGATTTGATTTTCAAATACAATTACATCCCTACTAATAGGTGGATTCTTATATTTGTATGGTTCATCTTCATAAAAAGAACGGGCCACAAAGTAATTAAGTTCACCACTATCATCATAAGATGGAATAATTACTCTACCACCATATAATCCATCTTCACAATACCCAATATTATGTTTTACTATATCAGCTTTCTTAATACCCCTTTTATTTAAATAGTGTATAGCTTGATTATATGATGGATTAAATGAACCAGTTGGTTTGAAATATAATTGTTTGAATTCTTTTGGTAATTGTAACTTAGCTACATACTCCTCTTTGGAATCATATTCAGGCTCATCACCATAAACATCTTTAACCTTATTAAGGTCTCTTACATCCACATTGAGTTTACGGAGTAGTGAATAGATACTTCTACCTTTAGAATCACATACCCAACAATGCCATCTTTGCGTATCTAAGTTGATTTGTAACTTCTTTTTGTGGTGGTTACAAAATGGACAATGATGTGCCTGTTCATTACCCTTTAGGGATGAACCCACACCAAGTGTAGAGTCTAATATTGTAATTATTTGTAATTTATTCCTACCAGATAGCATAGTTTGGATATTAATACCACAAATATACGAAAATTATCTGATATAACCTAATTAATGGTTAGAATTCTTTACATCATAAAGGAAATCTGCTAAAAATTGTAATTTGTTAGCAATTTGTTCTCTTGGTACATTATTTGTTACCATTCCTTTAAGGTCTACTAACGATGCTGCTGCTATTTGAAGTGCATCATCTTTTGCGTTTAAATAAGCTTCGGAGATTCCGTACTTCTTTGCGATTTCAGGTATTGTCATAACTTTAATTTATAATATCCCTACGGAAAAACTTTCCCATAAGGTTTTCGTTTATTGCTTGTTCGTTGGCTAGTACATCGTAATGAAACTGCCATTTAATTTCGTAATATGATAAGGATTTTTTGGAAAAGCAAAACTGGATAATCTCTCTTTCAAAATCACCAGCTCTACCCTCTTTTACTTCGGATTTAATCCATTCGTTTGATGAATAGTATTTCTCCCAATCGGAAGCACTTCTAACAACTCTCTTTCTAGTCTTACCCTTAAGGGGCTTCAATCTTCGAACTTGATTTAGGGATTTCTTCCCTATATAAAATCTACCAGTTGGGACATGTATCATTTTATAGACAAAACCAACTGCACCTTCCGGTGTGTTTTCCTCTGTAACAATATTTCCATTAAATTTCCAGCTCACTTATTTATTTTTTGCAGTATTAACCGAATCTGCGTATTTTTTAGATGGGTTAAATCCTCCAGTTGTACCACCTATTTGTCCACCTCTTGGTTTTGATAAATCAGTTTTTACCAAATCTTTCGAATTTTGAAATGGGAATTCTACGCCAATAGGAGTCTTATCAATACCTTTTGTATTAGCTTGGGAATCTTTTGGCTTTTTAGTTAATAATAATTCTACTATTTTAGACATTTTTCTTAGTTATTTAATTACCTATAAATATAACACTATGTATCGAAACGAATAATAAAGTTTACTGGATAATCTGGTAGTGACTTTATTGGTTGTGGCAGTTTCGCTACAGCCACCATATTCAAATCATTATCATATAATCCAATCGTAGTAATATAGGGTGCTAAAAATGAACCAGTTCTATCTATTGATGAGCTGTATTCGAAGTCTGCAAATCCACCAGTTACAGTTGGATTTATCGATGATGTTATTGATGTTAATTTTATTTTACCAAAATCAGTTCCATTAAAATCAACCGCTGATGGGTTTTGTGAAACATTGAATTCATTTTCTAATACTGAAATAAATATTTCGTTTTCATATATTGTTTTGGTTGAACGATAACTTAAAGTAAATTGATTTAATACAGAACCACTAACTACATCTTTAGTAACAACTACTAATCCTCTATCATAAAATACATTACCTTTTATATTACTACCAGAATCTAATAAATTAGAGTATCCATCATCTCTATATGTTCTACTTAATGTTTCATCTTCTAAAATAACTGTACCTACCTTAATACCTTCCCCATAATATCGTTGTGGAATTGAAAATATGGCCATTTCATTTTCCAAAACTCTTTCATCGGTAGATGCATAAGATTTTCTTAAACCAACTTCAAATAAAGCAGATGCTGTTGCTGGGTTTGTGTAAAATTGCGCTTTAATTGATTCGTAAATTACTTTTTTATTAAACCCTTGACTTTTAGCGTCAGAATCTACATCAATAAAAGTATTATTTGGATTTTCACCAAAAATAGGAAATATATCATTTTCATCCAAAGTCCATTCTTTATAAACTTTAATTGGTCTTGTTATAATATCCGATTTAGAAATTTCCTTTAACATCTAAGTTTTGATTTTATATAAATATTCTTTAAATAAAAAACCCCCATTGTGTGTGTGGGGGTCTTTCGTATTATATTATTTTCTAATTAGAATGATAATTTAACTTTTATTAAAACTTCCTTATCAAAGGATTTCACAATTGGTTGTGATGTTTTAGCCACCGCAATCAATTCGTTTGCATCGTTTAATAAACCTACAGTTGTAATGAATGTTTGTGGGTCAGTTTCAAATGTACCTTCTACAAAGAAACCATCCGCATCAATATATGTAGGATTGTTAGAATAGTTAAACTCTCTATTTGTTGCTCTTACAAAGAAATGCTGAGTAGAGATATTTTCAGTTCTACGTGCTTCGAAGTCACCACCTCTACGGATTGCCTGAAGTAATCTATATTGATTAAACATTTCAGCTCCAGTTGAGTGAGATGGGGTTACACTACCACTTTGAATGATAGCACCATCTTTTGTGTAAATTGTTTGGTTTGCAATAGTACCTAATGTAGCACCGATTGCTTCAGCGTTAAGAACTATAATACCTCTATCAGGATAGAATGTACCATATCCTTGTCCAGTTGATGCATCGGTTGTTGTATTGATAGTTGCTTCATTTTCAGTTCCTAAATTTAAAGAACCAGAAACAACTTTAAATGTTCTACCACTTAATCCCAAATCATCACCAAATTTCTTACCACTATTATCAATGAATGTGAATGTACCATTACCAGCCGTTAATTTTAATGACCAGTTACCAGCATCCATTTTTTCTCTATATCTACCTCTAGCTACATTGATAATGTAAACTGCGTTACAATCTTGTAATGTACCAGCTGAATTTTGGAATGAGAATTTAGTATCTGTTGGGTCTAATAACATTGCTCTATATTGAGCGTAAGTTGCTTTAGTTGCTAAAAGTGCAGAATCATTAACATCTAATGTCATAGAACCACTTCCATGTACATGTCCATACGCAATTGCAAATTGTACCTCTGCTGAATCGGAGTATGTTGTTGGATTATAATCATACACATTAGCGTAATAGTATCCGCTAGTTGCTGTTGTTTGTGCGGATGCTGTAAAGAATTGTGCTAAAGAACCAGAATCACCAGTCCATAAACCAGTAGTTACTACTTCCGTTTTTGCATTAACTTTATCAAAATCACCAAATCTTTTGTAAATACCAGTAGTTACACCACTTGTGTTTGAAGCGATTTGCTGACCAGCTGGTAATACGCTATTTAAAATAGATACAATTTGGTTTGTATCAACCGTACCAGAGTTTGCTAATGCAGCAATCTGGGCGGTTACGTTAGGGTCATTTATTAGTGCCATTATTTATGTCTTTTTATGCTTTATATGTTACTGTTACAGGTATAGTTTGAGAACCTCCAGTTTCGTTTCCATAAACGGTCAATGTAGTTGCTACATCAATTGTTAAGTTTGGATTTGGAGTGAATCTAAATTCTAAACCACTTACTACCTGTGCAGTTGTTGTTATTTCTTCTCCTAAGAATACAGGAACACTACCTACTGCAGTTGCTCCTCTAGTCACAGTCAATGTACCAGCTCTTTGGTCGGTTAATACCACAGTGTATCCTGCGTTTGCGTTTCCAGCAGGAGAAGTTGTTGGTGTTAATCCAACACCACCTTCCAACTGATTTACAGCTATTGATGGTACACCCAATCTTACAGTTGGGATTTGTGTAGTTCCTTTTGGAAGGGTTACTAATTTATATCTTAATACTTGTGTTTCATCGGGAGAGGCTTCCGTAATAGGAATAGCTCTAATTGCTGAATCATAGTATGCAGAACCTTTTGGATGTGCTGGTTCGTATAATGTATAATCAATCTCATCATCACCCAAAGCGAACTTTGAAATGTTTAATGATTGACCAGATGCTAATTTTTGTCTTCCTTTTTTGGTAAGAATTGCATCTACGGTAATTTCGGTATTATCTAAATATGCCATTTGATATTGTTTTTAATGCTTTATTTCTAAAATAAATATAACCAATTAATATTTTCAATCTTAATCTACTTCAAGTATTGGTTCACCACTACCTCTACCAGTCTTAGCCACTCTAAGTATGTTAGGATTAGTTGTAAATGTTTCAACAGGACTCAATCCATCAGGTGTGGTTGCTAAAGTTTGCTGAGAACCTTTCCAAAATGAACGTTGCATTCCTTCACCCAATCCATTTACAAATTTATAGTGAGTTGGGAGGTATCCGTTGATAGGTGTTACCTGCACTATATCGTTTCCAATAGATATACTTCCACTAAAAGGTAGTAATGATACATAGTACTTATCTTCAAATGTAGTTATTGTACTATATTTAACAGGACCGGATGTTGTTGCTGGGTATCCACCTGTTTGTACTTTTTTCTTTTTAGATTTAGTTTCTTTTACTAAAAATGCACTAACTCTACTTCCAGTAGTTTCAAGGTTTCCAAATATGCCATCAATAGTTCTATATACAGAATTACCACGTTTTGCATATAATCCATAACCTAAATTAGCTAATGAATTTTTATCCATTCCAATTTGAGTTGATGAAAATGAATCAACTTCTCCATATAAACTTTCTCCGGTAGGACATTCTATATTAACAGAACCTTGAGATGGATATGTAGGATATTCTGTTTCCAATATATCTACAAAATTGTAATCGATTAATGATTCGTATGTTGGATTTGTACTTTCTAAAATAACACCATCGTTAGCATCAACAACACCATCAAAGTTATTTAAATTACTTTCTAATGTTGCTATCTCTTGTGCATTTAACTCACCTTCATTGTAATTCAATGTAGAATCAATAGAAACATCATCAAATGTAGAAATTGTAGTATCAAAGTCATTTCTTTCGGATTCAGGCTTAGTCCATTTTACTTTACTTCTTTCTAAATAGTGAGGTTCGATTAATAATCCTTTAGATACCTTTGCTCTAGCAGGTGCTAAATCATCAAGTACATCAAAAAGAGATTTATCTATATATCTTACTAACTGAATGTATTCGTATATGTTTCTATCAAGTCTTTCAAAGTAATAATTTCTAAGAGTACTTAATTCTTTGTAATTATCTTTATATTCATCCGATGGGTCACCAATATAGTTATCAATATTAAAATCACCAAATGCTTTTAAAATATCCATATTTAGCTCCTTAATTGGAGAAAAGAATAATCCTAAACGATTTGAGTCTATTGGAGCTCTATCAAATGATTTTTTAGTTGCTCTTACTTTATGAGATAAATCAGTTATTAATGTTTGTTCTTCAAAACGAATTTTATTAGAAACATTAAATCCCAATGATGGAACAGTAGCTGTTACAGTTCTATCGTATGGTGTATATTGATATGGATACGCAGATGCCGAATACATATTACTTGCAGATGCAAATGGTTCTGCATAGCTTTCATTTATAGCAACGTTTTTAATAAACGAATCTTTAGTTCTATCTTTTGGATATTCAAAATCTAAACGGAATAATAAATCCGAGGTTGATGCTGTATATGAGTTTCCATTTATTGCATCAGGGAATAAACTATGATTTTCAAATTTACTTCTTTGTAAAGGAACAGTCCATAAACGAACCTCAT